TTAATTCCCGTGCATTTGCGCCAACAGCGCACCCAAGATCATAGAGCCAACAATCGCCACGAACAGGATTGGCCCGCCAGTGAGCGGGTCTCCGAATAACCAGTTGCCGAGCCCCGCACAGATCGGGACGGCAAAAACCATAGCCAGGAAAATCAGCACAACGGCGGCGAGGGCCTTCATGGTCCCGCCACCCTGTACGCAATCGCCCTCCGTCGATATTCGACCTCGCGCCACCGGTGCGCGCGCGATGACGGATTCCAGACATAGACGCGGCCACCGGTGACACGCGACACGATGGCTACATGTCCGCCGCCCTTGCGGCCATAGACCGCCACAGCGCCCGCTACGGGCCGGGATGCCCTACCCCAGCCAAGAAAAGACTTTGCCAGCGCCGAACCGGTCCCACGGATGCCGCGCCGCGCCAGCTCAGCGTTGACGTTGACGGCGCACACCAGTCGGCCGGCAATGTAGCGGGCCGGACGTCGCAGCATGACGGCGCTATGCCCGGGCTCGAGCCGGGCATCCCAGGCGCGAATGGCCACCCGCGCCGCTCTACCCCGGCGGGAAAGGCGAGCGCTGTCGGTTTCGCACGGCCGCATGACCGGATCGGAGCAGCCGACCTGAGCAATTTGCATTTTTTGCAAACTCCCCGGCCTCGCCTCTGCAACAGACGACAGGCAGGCGAGCGCAAGCGCCGCGATGGTCACGGTTCGGAGCATAGAGCCTCTTGGTTTTTGTGATCGCTCGAATTGGCGGATTGCGGTTAACCACCCAGAACCCGATATCGGCTAGCTTCGGCGGATGGCCGACGACTTTCTGATTTTCAAGGAGCGCCGTTTCCTCGGTATCACCGAGCGCCGCTGGATATCGCTGCGGGGTACATTCTCACTCGCAGTCGTGGCGCTCGCTATCGGATTTGCCGCGTTTCTCGGCGCTGATCGCGTGAAAGTCATGGCATCCAATACGTTCGCGTGGGCAAAGCTTCAGACCGCCGACACCCAAGCTTCACCCGTAGGGACGTCGCGACAGATGGGTTTTTGTCGCGGCGCCGTTCGCATCAACTGTGTGGTTGACGGAGACACGATTTGGGTCAGCGGCGAAAAGATTCGACTGCAGTCGATCGATGCGCCAGAGATCGACGGCAAATGCACCTACGAGAAAGACCTCGCAGAGCAAGCCAAGCGTCGGCTCAACGAACTCCTGTCCGCCGAACCGTTCTCAATTGTCCGATCCGGCAAAGATCGGTACGGGCGGACACTGGCCGCAATCCACAACAGCCATGGTGAGGTTGGTGGGGCGCTAGTTCGCGAGGGGTTGGCGCGACCATGGATAGGGCGACGGATGCCATGGTGTTGACCTGTCACCGCACCAAGAACCTCGCCTACCCCACGTATTCACCATCGACACCATGATGACCGCGGACCCAGCCAACACCTTTGCGCAGATCGCGAATGTCGGATTCGATCTGGGCAATTCGAGTGTCAGCGTTGTCGAGCCGGGTTTCCGCCACGGCCATCTTGGTCAGGATTCCTGCCATCTGGCGCAGCTCGTACTGGATACTGGTGACGTCCTCCTTTAGCCCCGTGACGGTGTTGCGGAGCGTAACGAGGACGGACAGTCCGCCGACGAGAATGACGACAATCTGAACCAGACTGCCAACGGAGATTGTCCAGTCGATGGCCATGCTACCGCCGCCCCTATTTCTTGATGATTTTGGCGACGTTTTCGAAGCCGCGCTTCGCGAAGTAGGATGCAACGATCAGGTTGGCCGTCGTCTCGATCCAACCGACGAGCGGATCGGTCGCGCCGAGCCCCAGCACCTTGTCGTAGACAAGGAGCTTGCCAACATAGATCGCCACTGCGTAGCCCATAAGCTTGTCAGGCTCGTACCAGCGCCCCAGCGAGGCAATGCGGTACTCGTTCTGCACTTCGATCTCGCGTTGCTGCACGGCTAATTCCCGCGTTGCCAGATCGGCCGCGATCTTGTTGGCGTCGTTATCTGCCGCCAGCTTGGCTTTCCAGCCGTCGAGCGCCTTGTTGAGCAGCGGGCCGGTTAGGAGTGATGCAAGCCAAGAGAGGATGGCGGTCACTTCGTCGCTCGCTTGCTTTGCCAGACCGATACGACAGCCTTTGCGATGGCAGTGCCGGCGACGATCTGCGCCGCACGGGTCGGGCCGACCAAAGGCGACAGATCTATTCCGGTGAACGACATGAGTAGATCGGGTAAAAACGCCAAGCCGCCAACGATGATGCCGGTCAACACCGTCACCCAGTTGTAGATCCACAGGCCCAACGCTTTGAGTTTTGCCTTGATGGTTTCGATCATTTCGACCTCTTGAAGATGCTGAGCAGAGACATAAAAAAAGCCGCCCAAACGGACGGCGGTTGAGACGCGGGTTGCGGTGCGGGATCTGGAGGCGGCTTGGCCGGCGCAGGCTGCGCGGAACCAGAAAACACCACCCGTTGCGCTTCGATCCAATCAGCATCTGGCGCTGGATACGGCTTGCCGGCTTCGTGCCAAGCCTGCGCCTTCAAGAAGGCAATACCCGCCGGCGAGCGCCAAAAGGCGTCATCCATGATCGTGGATTCGGTCAGTCCCGGAACGCGCGCCTTGCAGAAGGAAATGTAGGACGCGACGTTGTTGTGCCCCGACCATATCGCGATGGCATCAGCAAAGCGCTTGTTCTTGTAGTTCTTCGATGACCGCCAGAGGTCAAGTTGGGCGCAGATGCCCTGCAAAAATGTCGGGAAGACCGCTATATTGTTGCCTTGGCCCTTGCCGTCATTGAGTGTGACGGCTTTGGGGTCAGCCCCCCACTTGATGGCGAGCGCGCTCCCCCACATAGCACCTGGGTTCTTGTATCGAATTGACGCGGGTTCGCGCGCCGCGACAGCAGCGTTGGGCATGGGATTGGTCCTTTTGGGTGGGCTAGAGGGTCGCCGCCGGCCGGGGCTGGGCGTGGCAATCAATCGAGAAAATTGAACTATGGTAGCGAGACAACCGGACTTTACTCGGCGGGGTTGTGGGAGGTAGATCAAAGCCCATGTTCTGAGGTCGGGCTGTGGGCGAAGAAAGATCAAACCAACTTCTGTTGGAGCATCGAGGATTCAGCGACGCGCTGCTTTCATTGCGCGGTATAGCTGCAATCTTCGTGGTGATTTTCCACGCAATGCAGACGTTCAAGATCGGCGGCGTCGATCCCAACTACTTTCAGTTTCCACGAACGTGGTCGCTTTCTTTGTTTATCGACGAAGCTCTTATTTTTCTGAGTAATGGTGGCGCCGCCGTAACATTCTTTTTTGTCCATAGCGGGTTCGTTTTATCGCTCTCACTGGACAAGGCTTTTGAGCGGTCAAATGGAACAGCACGAACATTGATCATAGCGTTCTATGTCAAAAGATTTTTTCGTCTTTTCCCGATCATCTTCGCTTCAACACTGCTCGGATATGCAGCACTTTCTGCCGTATACACCGTTCAGCCGGCAGCCATCACATCCAATTGGTTCAAGCTGTTCTACGCGGTTGCGGGGCCGTCACCCCGACTCACTGACGCACTTCGATCAGCCATAACGGTTGGCAACGAATTCAACCACTTCGCGTGGTCCATACGCGTGGAGTTTCTGGCATCGATTCTGATGCCAGCGGTCTATTTGGCCGCACGACAGCGGCGAACGCTTGTCGCGTTTACTTTGTGCATCGTCGCACTTCATTTTATTGACCTACAGGCAACGACAGGAAATTATGTCTATCAGTGGTTCCCCACGTTTATGCTGTGCTTCATGATGGGGACCGCAATCGGCCTCCTGCCACGCGCCATCAAACGATGGACGTCAGCCGTGCGTGCCGACTATCTCTGCGACACAGCTTGCCTCGTATGTTTTGTCATCTTGATCACTGCTCGCCCATTGATGGGGACATCACACTGGCAAGCCGCGTCGTTCATAGAGGGACTGGCGGCGGTCCCGATTATATTCTGCATTTACTATTCGCCGGCCGGCCGCGTTTTCGAGTTCTGCAATCATCGCATCATGACGTTTCTTGGCCGGGTCTCCTATAGCCTCTACATGGTTAGTTCTATCTGCATCTACGTCTCGGTGTTAGCGGTTGTCGCCGTGTTCGGCGATGGGCCGCGCTTTGGCATTCTAAGAGACCTTGCGACGTTGTGTGTTGCGCTCCCCCTAACCATCACTATCGCTTGGTCCTGCTATTTCCTCATTGAATCGCCATTCATGAGGCTCGGAAAATCCGCCGCAGAAAGGATTGAGAGCAGTCGGTATTTAAAGCCTCGAATCGGCGGCAATATAGTTACCGCTCGCAAATGAAAAATAGACCAAGCCACCCGCGGCAGTCGAATTTGTGATCAGCTTTAAGCCATATATGGTTGGAGTTTGGATGTTTGGAACGGCGCAGCCAGTCACAGATGTACCGGTGAAATCATTTGAAAGCACTGGCACATCGCGCATCACTCGCGGGTGAGGTATATACCACGACATATAGACTCCAGACGCGTAGGCGTTGAAGTTCAAGCCATTCCCCGTTGGAAATGGCAGCCCCTTCCAGTAGTAACGTCGGCATGCTTCCAACTCATTATCGTAGGGTCGCATAATCAGGTTAACGCGATCCGCCGGCGGCAGTTCGGCGCCGGGGAGCACAATCAAATTGCTCAGATAAAAAACATCCGAGGTTGCGCCGACTCCATTGACTGAGCCAGTCGCGCCAGAATAGTTCGCGTTCGCCCACGCCCCGGCAGTAGATACTCGACCACTGCCTGCCGCGAGACAAATCGAAATCGACGCACCAAGCCCACTGTTATTTCCCCACGTGCCAGACGTTTCACCGACGATACCTGTCAACGAAATCCATTGAGGCGTATCAGCGTTCAAAACGTTGAACGAAAATGGATATGATCGATCTTTTGCTGCATTTCGTATCGATCCGGAATACGTTCCGACCCTGTGCGCTTGAAACCAGAAGCCGATCGACACCGGCGACGCCAGCGTGGTGCCGAACAGTAATCGATTGAAACGATATCCCTCGATCTGCGCGATAATCGACAACTCATCGCTGCTCCCGAGGCTCGCCTGCGCCGTGGTCACCGATATTTTGAGCGCCTTGACCGCCGGCATCCCCGCCGGTGCATCAACTTGCTGCACTGACGCGACAAATGATCCACGGTAATTGGTTGTGAATCCGTCATGTGTTGCTTGGCCCCCAAGTGTCGACGTCGCCGTCAGGGTAGCCGCGCCCCCAGTGTTCGCCTGGCTGACCTCCATTGCACCATTGATCTGCATGCCGCTGAACGAGAGCGCATCGATCGGCGCAGCATAGATAGCAGCACGAGCCGCGCCCTCATCGTCCGCCGTCAGCACCGCCGCGCCAACTGTGGATGCCTCCACCGCCGCACGCACTTCGGCCGGGGTTAACTCCCGCACATGTTTGCCGTCAGTGCCCGAGAATCCGACGACGCTGGCATCCGTCGCGCTTGCCGGACCTTCCACATCGCCCGTACCGGTGCCGTCCTGACCGGCCGGGATACCGAAATTCAAGGTAGCGGCATGATCATCGCCCACGTTTGTGACTGTCGCAGGTGAGCCGTAAGGCAGCGTCGTGACGGTACCGACCTCAACAGTGGCCGCATCACCCGCAGCTCCGACATCGCCCTTGGCGGCGAGCACTTGCCAGTAGTCCGCATCCGGCGGCTGCTGATTGGTGTTCGGCGCCGTTGCGACGTAGGACGTACCGTCGAGCGTTGCGACGTCAAATGCGACGTAAGCTTTTTCAGAATCCCAAGGCGCTGGAATTCCAAACGCTTTGTTGATGCCGACGAAAACCCAAACTCCGCCCTCTTTGATCCACAGTTTTCCAGATGCTGCCTGGAAGGCGTACTGACCATCATCACCCAACGATGGATCGGGTCCGGTTGCCGCCGAGCGCACAAAAACGTAAAACCCTTCGGTGTTCAGCGCGGCCACTTGCTTATCGAGGTTTTGCGCGATCTGGACATCTTCGAAGCGCAGCGATGAGCATTGATAGACGACATAGGCTTTGTCGCTGACCGCGCCTCCGGTCCAGCCGACCAATTGTCCATGCGTCGCGTCACTCACATCGTTGAGCAAAAGCGCCGCCGCGCCATCTACCGAAATCATATCGCCGGAGGTGACGTTGGTTGCTGACCAGATACCGCCCGCTACGGTTACGGCTCCGTCCGCGTCGATGGAGACCGTGCCGGTCGAATAGGTTGTCAATGGCATTTATTGGGCCTCTTGCTCTGCTGTCGATTCTTCGACCGGTTCGGCGCGGACCGCCTGGATGCCGCCCTCGCGCACGATGTTGGTGGTGACTGCGCCGACCCTGGCAACGGCGAAATCGCCGTACATTTGATCGGCTACCTGCATGGCGTGCGTGACCGCATCGACCTCGGAGTCGAAAGCGCCGAAGATGCGTTGCTTGCCTTCGTCGCCGGTCACATCGGTGCGAACGACAACAAATGCTGGGGTGGGCATAGCTATCTCCGATTGTTAAAAATGATGATCACGCCACCGCCGATAGCGCCGGAATGACCGGATGATCTCAGCGCAAAGTTGACGTTCCCCGCTGGCAGACCTTTCGCGTACGCGATAAAAAATCCCCCCGCCGTAGTGATGGTTTGGTTCGCGACCACCGTACCGTTGATAATCATATCAACAGCGCTTCCGGTCCCGTCTTTCGGATCGACCGCGTAAACTTGGATCAACGCAATCGCTCGCCCCGACTGAATGTTAACGTTATCGCTGAAGAAGGTGAACGGTGCGAAGTTCGGCGGCGTCTGTTGAGCGAACGTGTACGGATACAAAGCCGAGGCAGCACCGTCGATGATATTCAGAATATCGACGCCGCCGATGGCCAGTTGTCCGGTACCGATGGAGTTTGCCGAGATTTTTACGGCGGTCACGGCGCCGGCCGAAATCATCTGCGAGATAATTGACCCGTCGACAATCATGTCCCCGCGAAGCGCAAGCTTCGCTACGCCACCTACGTTGGCAATCGTAAAGACCGACACAGCACTTCCACCTGCATGACCAGGGAAAGCAACCTGGAACGTGTCAGCCGTGACCGTGAAGAATGAGACGTTGTCGGTATCGTTGAACAGCACAAGGCCGACTGCATTGCCATCGGCGTCGACCGCTACCGACCACTTTGCAGCAGCATAGCCATCGAGCGTTGCGATCGCTGTCGAATTCTCAATAACCGAGGCGTTCAGCCCATCGAACTCGACAGCAACGGCTGTCGATAAATCCGCAACTGCGGTTTGTGCATCTACGGCAACCGTCCGGACCTCTTCAATCGAGGCTTTGGCACCGCCCGCAACTGCGTTCATGTCGGACTTGACAATCTGCTTGTCGAGAGATGTGCGCGACATCGCCTGACTGACGAGTTGGCCCAAAAGAGCGATCTTTTTGTCAGATTCCTCAAATCGCTTGTCTAATATCTCCGTGACCTGTTTCTGGACGGCCGCATCGAAATCGACCAGCCCGTAATTGACGTTCGGCAGGAGCGCCGGCAGCCAGTCCGACCAGTCCATCGCGCGCGGCGAACTCGGAATGTAGCGGCCGCGCGCATAGACGGTCGAGCCCGGGATAAACGATTGCGAACTGACCACGATGGAGCCGCGCTGCGCATCGTCTGTGCGCCCACGGACAATGACGTCATCCTCGCTCGCGCTTTGCGCAATCTCGTATGAGACGCCGTCAATATCGCTCTTGCTGCCGTCCCACGACATGTAGACCTGCGGACGGCGCGGCAGGCCTTGCGCGTCATAGACGATCTGGCCTTCGGCGTACCAATCGACGATCGGCTGCGGCGCCGGCCGCAGGATCTGCATCGGCGAAAACGACGGCGGGATATAGTCGACATCCTGATTCCAGTCGTAATCCGATGGATCGACCTCGGTGATTTGCAGCATGACATCGAGGTTGGCCTTGTAGGCCATGCCGTCGATGCGAAAGAGCTTGCCCTCGTAACCGTTGCGCGCGCTGGTCCACGCGACAATGTCGCCAGGCTCGAGACATTGCGCCCAGGGTGGCAACACGATGGTGTGGCGACGCTCGCGAGCGGCCTCAAGGATGGCGCTTTTCAGCAGGCGCTGGACCTGACCATGATACGAGCATGCAGCGAGATCGACATCGGCGATCAGCTCGCGATTGCCGTCACGAACGATCTGAGCCGGGTTTTCCGAGACCGGCGACGTCTTGACGTTCCAGCCTTCCAGCGGCTCCGGATATTTCGCGACCGCTCCATTGATGCTGTCAGCAAGGCTCCGGAACGGATCGTAGACCTGCTCTTCGGTTGAGAGAATATCGGCATCCGTGAACGACAGCGCCGGCCCCTCCGGCTCGCCGACGTGGATGGTGTAAACGCCGCCAACCTCGGTCAGCCGGCCGCTACACGTCTTGAGCAGCGTCTCAATCAGATCGGCCGGCGCGATGCTGACGTCGATCTGCGCACCCGAACGGTATTGCGGCTCCGGTCCATCGGGACCGTCGACAACGGTGCGGCATTTGTTGATCGCCGCGATCCAGTTGGCCGGCGGCAAAATTGCCGGGTTGGCACCCTGCAATCCGTAAAGCCAACGGCCATTTTGGCGGATACCCCGCAGGATGTTGTAGATCTGGACCGCCGGCAAATTGTCGCCGTCCCCGCCCCACGTCGACGGATCGGACCAGCGCTGCGCACCGACACCGCCCACGGTGCTGTCGCGCGAGGGATCATAAAACCTGGTGCCGGCGAGCGTGAACTTGCACAGCGGAAAACCGTTGAACAACGGGTTATCGTTTTCGAGATCGTCGCGCAGCGCCGTGATGATGACATACGGCACGCCGTGGCCGACGCGATCGCCGCCATAAGGCCGCGCCGACGCCCCGAACCAGCTTACCAGACGCGCATCTGCGGTCGTCTGAGTCCCATCGTAAAACTGAAACCAGAGGTGATGCAGATCGCCCCACTTGGTGCCGTATTTTATGTGTTTGGTCGACGAAAGGCCGTAAGCTTCCGGAACCAGTCCGACTTTTTCGCCGTCCACCCACACATCGATCAGGCCACCAACCGGCAAATCAGCCAGCGCACGCACCTCGACGTAGAATGCGTTCGGCGTGTCGCCAGATTGACCATAGGTGTTGCGATAAACCAGCGAGCCGGCCGTATTGTATTGGCCGACCATGATCGACCGCGAGACGTCGCCGCCGGCCGACAACTTGCCCTGGATGCCTGCCTTCTGCTGTTGCGGCTTGCCCTTAACGGCCGCAAGGATCAGGTTGATACCGACGCCGGCCGCCATCTGCAGCGCAGCGACGCCGATGGCGCCGAGGCCGCCAATAAAGGTCGAGACCGCCGAGAACAACGCGACGGCCGCAGAAAAGATCGGCATGGGTCAGGGAGTCCTGCGCTAAAGCGTCTTGATGAAAGTAGTTTCCGCGAGGCGATAGCCGTGGCGGGCATAGAGGCGCGCGAACGCCGCGTGACGGCGGATGCAGCCGAGGGTGGCGTCGACACAACCATTGTCGCGCGCCCAGCGCTCATACACGGCGAGCACCGCATCCAACTGACCGGGAGGCACGCGCACGATGCGCTCGAGCGCGTGACGGCCGGAGCCGAATTCGCAATCGAAGTAGCGCGCCAGCAAAAGCAGATCGGGACCGGTCAGGGCGAGCCAGTTATCGGCGTCGATCGCATGCGCGCAGAGGATCGACAGCCGGACGGAATCGAACGGCCATGACATCCCATGCTCGCCATGATGACGCTGCAACTCCGCTACCATCGCCGGGACGTCGCCACGCTGCGCCAGGCGCACCGTCATCCCGCACCGAACCCGCCGCCGCTGCTATACGGCGATCCGCCGCCGCTTTGGCTGGCCTGCCCCCATGAGACGTCCCATTCCGTCACCGCGACGACATCGCGGAAAAAGCCGTCCCCCGGCGCGCGCAATTGTTGAGAGTCATCGGATCGCGTGTCCGGATTAATGCGCGTCAATTCCGAAGTGTGCGAGGTGCAAGTCAACTCGATGTAGCCGTCGTCACCCTCTTTCGGCGTCGTCACCGGAGCGGTGTCGACGAAGCCCTGAAAGCGGCAAAAGGCGGGCTCCAAAAGCACGCGCGACACCGGATCGAAATAGCCGGAGTAAATCTCCACCCGCGCCTGCTTGAGGTCGTAACCACGCACGACAGCCTGCGACTCCGCATTCAGCTGCGACATGCGGATCGTCACATCCTGCACCGTGATGTTCGAAACCGCCGGAATATCGCTAATGGAGATCAGCGCGCCCGCGCCCTCGAAATTGCGCTCGACCGCGACCCCGGAAAGAGGATTGACGACCTGTGCCGTTATGTTGCCGGCGCCGGACCAGAAACCATAGGGCGCCGGATTGCCGGTTTCCATGTCGCGTGGAATGAGCCACAGAAAATCGCGGAACACGATCGTGCGGTTGAGCAGCGCTGCCTGCAGCGTCGGGGAAAATGCGCGCACTATCTCGCCTCTACCGCTTGAAACGTCACCGTTCCGTCACCCGTATCCGACGCCGCCTGTGACGAAATCGAACCCGGGACGACCGCCATGATGCATGATGGCTTGCTTATGATGACAGCGTCACCGGCTGCAACGCCCGGCCAAAAGTGAGGTCTAACTTCAAGGGAGCCGCCCGTCGCAACGATGCGGTGCAGATCCGCGTCGCCGATCTGCAGCATGTCCCCGACACTAAAAGTGATGCCGGAAAAGCCCGCCAGCGCTGCCGTCTTGCGATCGTCACCGATCGATCCAATCGTCCCGCTCGGAAGAACCGATGAGCCCGGATGCTTGATCGGCCGGCACCGCGAGAGTGATCGGCCGTAGAATGTCTGCGCGCCGTTCTCCATGGCGTCGATACGCGCGCGCCAGTAGTCCAATTCGTTAATCGAAAGCGAACGTGATTGATAGGTTGCGGTCCAGAGCGGATCGCCCAAATCCTTGACATAGGTTCGACCGCCGCTCGCACGGCTGATCTCTTGCCGCCACAGCAACTCGAATTGCGTGGCCCAGCCTGGGAAGCTCGCGAGAAGATCAATCACGGCCATCAGAGCGACCGCCCCTGCTGAGCCTTGCGGACGGTCGAAACGACCGTTGCCGGCAGGTCAGCCTTCAGCCGCGCGATCTGCTGCTCAACGCGTGCCAGGCCGGCCGCGTCCGCACCGCGCGCGTCGATCGAGATGGATACAGGCGCCGAAACAGAAGACCCCATTCCGCCCTGTCGAAGAACGTCATTCGGGACGATCTGCGAGCCTCGAGGAATATTCAACAACTCGGGGCCGTTTTCACCGACAAGGGACAGGCCGCCTTTGGCATAGTCCGTGCCAACGGCGTACATGCCGCCCGTTGCAGTTAGCGACAAACCGCCGCCGCTAGATAGACTGGCCGATCCGCCGAACAACGAGAGCAGATTAAAACCCCCGGCCCCGCCAAACGCCGACTTCCAAAGGTTGTCCGCCGCCATCTGCATCAGTTTGTCTGCAATTTTGCCAAGCGCGTTGACGCCGGCGGTTCGCAACGCATCGAGCGCGGACACACCATTTCGAATCTGCTGCCCGAAGTCCGTGAGAAAACTTCGATTCACATCCTGTCCTAGTGACGAGATCGTCCGCAAGGCATTAGTGGATCGAATCGCCGCCGCTTCAGTCGAGTTAAGGGCGGCCGGAATATCATTGCCGTAGATATCGCGAAGCTGGCGTGCGATGTCGGCATCCTCCTGCGTCAGGAAGGCAGTTTTCAATCCGAAATCTGTATCCGCAACAACCTTGGCCTTAGCGAGCGCCTGAGCAGCATCACCTGCGTCTTGGGCGAGGTCTTGAATCTTGTCCCGCATTTTCTCGGTGATCGGGATACCGGCTTGCTGGGCGGCCGCGAATAGTTGCGTCTCCGCTCGCAATTCCTCCTGGGCCGCCTTGCCCTTACCTGCACTCTCTGCGTCTGCATCCAGTCGAGCCGTATGCTTCGCGATCGACTCCGAGGCCCGATCAAACGCATCGGCGGCATCTCCCCCGCGACCGCGAACCGGCAGCTTGGCTGCGTTTGGATTAGCGTCGTCGGCGGAAGCGGGGCGCGGCTTGGGGAGCGGCGGTCCGTCTGGAAACTCCGTCTTTGCTTGTGCGGCATGAACAGCCTGCAACATCTTTTCAGCAAGCTCAGCCTTGGCTCGAATAAGTTCGAGCCCGGCGACGATTGCGGGATCACCGTCGCCCGACGTTTTTATTCGCTCGATTGATGCTGAAACCTGGTCGGCCTGCTGCGCGGTCCCCAAAAAGTCCTTGAGTAAGATGGAAAGCGCGTCGGCCCACGCATTAAATTTATCTTGGCCGGAACCAGCGGCCACGCCCTGCGATTGGACAGCCGCCGTCACTATGTTGTTGGCCTTGTCAATGAGATCATCCAGCCAACTACCGATATCGGCAGCAACCGATTTGAACTGCACCGCCAGATTTGCGGTAGACTGATTCCATGCCTTGTCGAATAGAGCCGCCTTTGCCACCGTCGCGTCGTCGATAATCGCGCCATTCTTCTCGGCGCTGGCGGCGACATCCTCGAACGCTGCGCTGCCATTGCGAAGCGCCTCAACCCAACGCTCGGAAAGACCAAGCATCTGCGCAGCCTTCACCTTTTCCGGCATGGAGTCGAATTTGCCGAGAAGGGTGCCGGCAATCGTCAGCAGATCGTTTAGCTTGATGATCTGCCCGTTTCGGTCCTTGTACTTGATGTTGTTCGCTTCGAGCAGCCGGGTAAGCGAGTTCTCGTTTTCCTTGGCATCGGCGAGCAGCCGCGCCATGTTGCGGATATCTTCGACGGAATCCTTTGACGATACTCCGCCTTGCCCGGCAGCATACTGGATGCGCTGGAATCGTTCAGCGGTGACGCCGGCATATTCAGCATTGCGCTGCAGGTCGGCAAGTTCGCTATTGACCTTCACAAGTGAGGTCAGCAACGTTCCAACAATGCCGGTCACGCCAGCCGCAGCAACGCCAAGCGTGGAAAACCCGCCCATCGTCGGATTCAAGCTGGCGAATCTGCTCTCGATGTCGCTTACCGCGCGGTCGGCTATGTCGCCGGCCTCACTCATGTCAGCAGCGAACTTATCGAGTTTTGCGCCGAGCTGGACAACAAGATCAGACATCAGGATAGTCTCGCTATCATGTCATCGAATTCAGCATCGGTCGGGGCTTCAACAGAATCTTCGACCTGATTAGCTTTCCGATAACCCTCAAGACAGCATCGGAATTGCCAGAACGAACACGCATCAACTTGTGTCGGCGTGAAGCCTATTGCTGCACCGTTACCGTAGAGGACGGAGAACTTGACCGGCTCATCTTGTCCTCCGTCTTCGTCTTTTTTTTTGATTTCGGTTCATCGTCAGGCACACCGACAAGCCCCGCGAGCAGGATCAGGAACGCCGTCTTCGTATGCTCAAGCACCGGCTTGCCGTCGAACTGCCGAATAAGAAGTTTGGTCGCTTCGGTCAGGGTTACGCCGCCGCCAACCAGCCCTGCCTTCAAGACGTCACGAACATCATCCGGCCACGCATCGTTTGTGCGGAGCATTTGAAGTAGCGCTGCCGGACCAACAAGCGGCGCAGAGATTAGAACGCGACGAGCATTGACGGACTCTTGAAGGCTGCGAAACTCACCGATTCCAATTCGGAAGCGGCGATCCTCGCCTGCCCACGCCAGTTCAATGGAGCCATCTGCACTCATTTGACGCCTTTGGTGTTCAAGACCGCGCCGCGATGCGTGACCATCGCTTGCGACCCGTCGGATCGCAAATCTCGCAGTTTGTTATTTTCTTCGATCGCTTCCTGAACTGTTTCGGCGAACAGTTCATTGCCGAAGTTCCGATATTTCCGGTACGTGTCATAGAAGAACGGATGAGCCACCTCATTGCGGGTGCCGAACTCATTCGCCAACGAATAGTCGTAGACGTGACCCGCTTTGGTTCGCCGCATCGTCGGTGCCCCGCCGCCGATCACCAGAACAGATACTTCCTGGAATGAGCCAGGCCCATTGCCGCCGCGCGTGACGTCCTTTTTGCGGATCGAGTTGGCAAGCGTCCCGGTGTCCTTCGGCGCCGCATCGCGCATATTCTCGATCAGTTCGTCCGCCATCGCCAAAGTGCGATAATGGAGGTCTTTGCCAAGATTGGCGCCGAACTCCATCATTTCCGTCCGGAACCGACGAACGGTTGGATTATCAGTCATCAGGTCGCATCAACCCACGTCACCGCACCGTCGTTAACAAGTGTGACGTCAACGGTGACTTTCTGGCCACGCGTACCACCCAACTTGAACGCGCTGAGAATAAAGGAGCCCGCGTAGTGACCAAGGGCCGCGTTATCGAGTTTGATCTGGAGGCTGTGCGACGCCGCACTCATGAACCAGTCGTTCCACTTGTCAAACGACTCCACCGCCATCACGCCTGTGCCGCTCACCGTTGCGGATAAGGCATTGACGTCTTTTGCTTCCCATGCGGGCGCTTCCGGATCGTCGCAGTCGGGCAACAACGTGGTGTTGGTCGACGCCGCCAGATCGAATGACTTGGTCGTCAGCCCGCAGGGTTCCGCGAAGACTTCCGGGTCCGCGCCATCGCCGACGAGAATCAGCAGCTTGGTGCCCGGCAACACAGTCGGTTGTGCCAT